ATTATCACACCTCTCCATTTTATTCTAAACTACTTAATTATATTTTATTCTTTACTCTTTAACAAAAATACTAAAAGAGATTTTGTGAATAATTTAATATGATTATATAACACTTTTATAAAATATGCCACACAATCATATTTTAGACTTGTAAGGACTATTCTTAACTTAGTATACCCATTTTGGGAACTAATGTCAAGCCATATATTGGTTACATTAACAAACATTATGTAAATATAAATGTAAAATTTTTATTAACGAACAAATTTAGTGTTGACATACACAAATGAATAGTGTAAAATAAATCACTATGCAAAATGATTAATAACAGTTTTATCCCACCCTTACTGTTAAAGGGCAAAACTAAATAAATGAGGGATAATTCATTTTGGAAACGCTATAGGTGTTACCTATAGTTGGAGTACACCTTTATCTTGCCACAAGATAGTTACCGTCTACTCTCTGAACCTAGTCCGTATCTCCCGATAGGGGTTGGCTGCTGACCTGACATTTTTAATAACACTTAGCACCTATTATAATAGTATAATAGGCTTTTATCTCAGCATATGTCATCTTTGCTATTGTTTCCGAGTTTCCTCACTCTTGTAATACCATTGTTACAAGTAGTTGCAAAGCTTTAGCCGTTCCCAGCAATTTGGCAACCTTATTTTAAAACGTGTGTGACCTATGCACATATAGTTTGTGGCTGTGCATAAGTTGGCATCTTTAATAATTGTTTA